TCCATTTCCGTTCTGTTAAAATTCAGCTTCGTCATAGCCTGTTCCGGCGTGGTGAAATGCCCAATACATTTTTTCGGAGATCGCTGCTCATCCGAGGGGATTTTGTATATCTCAAACATGGTCATGCCCCTTTTGTCCGTAGATGTTTAGTCAATTGGCCGAACAAATATTACTAATAATAATTTTATAAGTCAAGCAGCAATTGATAAAGCCGTTAATCTGTTTTTATATTTTGCCCAATGGTCAGGAAAATAAAGCTTGATGCAATCAAGGCAAATTCCACGGCTTTCATTTTCAGAATCGTGCGGTATGCGCATCCATTCTCCGTTAGGCAATTGAATCCGATCGCACCATGCGCATACTGTTTTGAATCCGCATTTCTGACAAATCCCATGAATGGAAATACTTCCGCAATGCGAGCATTTTCCAAAAACATTTGATTTAATTTTTCCGACCATATAAACCCCCTTTCAAATACTCTTCAATTTTTTTAATTCGTTGGTTCAGGGTAGCCAATTGCTCAGAATGAAGGCGATGCAATTCAAGGCATGAATCTATCTTGCTGGCAATCGTGTGTGTTTTGATAGCTATATCGCTTACGCTTGTATGCAATCGTTTCAGGCGAGCCTCGGTCGATGGACTTCCGTATTCCTGGGCTGGATCCCTGGTGGCCGGCGATGGCATGGCCGGACCAGACAAAAAAGCATCTTTTGTACCGAATAACCATTGCCAGATATTGTTTTTGCTCATAGCTCAATCCTTTCTTGGTTGGATGGGGTGACCGTTTCAAAGCCCTCGCTCTGTTCACGCAGGCGGGGGTTTTTTATTCTTTTCTGTCTAGCTTTTCTTGAGTGATTTACATGCTTGAAAAATCCTCTTTGCTTCTTCCCTTCCTAATGGTAAAATTCCATTAAGCTTTTTAGATAGCGTATCGTAAAGTATATTGAGCGATTTCGCTATCCTTAATCTTTCGCAATTATCAACCTTTTTTTTTAATTGCTCTTTTTCCTTAACCGATATATCGATTTTTCTTTTTCTCATATATTCCCCTTTCAAGAGTGGAATTTATTATTATTAATATTATTATTACCACACATTAATAATATATCTATTCGGGGATAACGTCAATAACTTTTTTAGATATTTTTTTATGCCAAAAATTAAGAGCGAACAAAAGTCCCGAGCAATTCGTTTGAATGAAGAAATAGAGAAGGCAGCGCAGCGGTCGCAAAATAAGAAATTTACTCAAGACGACCTTGCCGCTATGTTAAAGATCAAACAATCTGCAGCCTGGAAAATCATTCATGGGGTGACGGCCATTTCGGATAGGCATATCATTTTGTTAAATCAGGCCGGCTTCGACACGGATTATATCCTCTGGGGGCATTGCAAAAACTGCGAGAAATACATCCATGAATTAAAGATCCAGCATAATCGAATTGCGGAATTAATGTCTGAAAATTCAAAATTAATTGAGAAGATCAGCTATTTGGAAAAATTAATTAGACCCAAATAATATCCATTCGATATCCGCTCAAAAACAATTTTACTACATTGCATACACCACTGCTATCATGTAAGTAATTGATAATTAAACTACTTGCATCGTTCCCGCAAGAATCGTACTTGTAATAAAAACAAAAAAAACGAGAGAGCTATATATGTCCCCTCGCGCGCGCACCGCGCCTGCGCGCGTATATATATCTTCGCGCGCGCGTGCGCCTGCGCGCACACATATGAAGATTTTGAATATTTTGTATACAGTATATAATATATGTATAAGTATATATATAATAATAAGTTAGGTGTATGCTGATTTGTAGTAAAAAGCGTATTCACTATTTTGTAAAGCTATTTTTATTTGTTGTAATTTATTTAATATCAATTAGTTAATTGTATGTTAAATTTTTTACTACACAGCACAATCCTGCATTTTGATATTGTATCCCCATTTTTATAATCCCTCTTTGGATTGATTGATCTGATTCGCATCCCCGTAAAACGGACAAAATAGAGATATATTCTATCAATCAAAAAATTGCTCAGTGAAACCGGAACAGGATATTACCACGGAATTGTTTCAAGGACATTTCCATGCCAGTTTTAAAAGAAATAAATTGCCCAATTTGCTGCAATATCCGGGCGCTTAGGAAGGCATGCAAAGCATGCTGCGGGTCCGGGAAGGTGCAATGCGCATTCGTTTTGTCGGATACAATCATAGAGCAGCCAGCCCCCAAATCACATTCAATTGTCAGGCGAATAATCAGGAGTACAACAAGGCCCCAATCGTAACCACTATTATTTGTAAACAACAGGGACAATCAGGATGCCAAACACTCGACAGCTATTCCAATGCAAGATTATTCGCTTTGGATCAAAAAAAACCCTTGGCGTAATGGCGGACTTCAAGGAAGAGATTGACTGCCCAATCTGTCGCAACATTGAATATCTGCGAAAGGAATGCAAGCCGTGCAATGGATCAGGAAAATCAAAAGGACCATTTTTAATACTGCATCCCCTGCCACGTTCAATGCAATCAATCTATGAAGAAAATGTATTCATTACTGGATTCTTTGGGCGCGTTCATGGCACAGGCAATCAAGATAAGAACGGCGCAGATATAATGGTTCAGTACTTTATCCCTTCATCCTAACAACCCATAAGCTTTACAATCCATAACTTGACAATCCATTAGCTTGACAAACACACGGTTCATAATGAAACAAAAAAAATAAAAGGTACTCCCTTGACAAAAAAAATAAGAGGTTAATCAAAGCCCGGCGCTTATGCCCGCAAAATTTGAAAATTTCGGGGTTTTTCTTGCAAATATCAAGCACTTTTCAGAGGCAAAAACAGGAAAGCGACAAAAACCCACGATTGCGATACTCACCCCCACCCATCTCGACATCATTCTTAGGTATGAGAGAATACCCGTAAAACAGGGATGACTATGCGAAAAAAAAGCAAACCAGGAAGGAAGCCCGGGCGAAAGCCGGGAAAGACGCCCGGCAGGCAGGCGGTCCAGAAAATCGATTTCGATCATCTGGCCGGCGTCCAGATCGCGCTGCTTTTCCACAAGACGCCCAAAACGGTTAGTGATTGGGCAAATGCGCGATGCCCCCGGAATCCGGACGGGTCATTTTGCGCGGTTGATGTTTACAACTGGCTAATGGAGCGCGAAAAGGAAAAAAATATCCCAAACGGAACAGAGGGGCTGAAAGACAAGAAATTGGAGCGCGAGATAAAAATCAAGGAGTTGCAGATACAGAAAATGGAGCAAGAAAGCATTTCGCGCGTGACCCATAACCAGATTTGCGCAAGCAGGGCGGCATCGCTGCGAGCGTTTTTAGAAGATACCGCCCTGCTGAATGCGCACCATTACCTGGGGAAGAATCTCGACCAGATTAGAGCGATAAGATTTCAGGAATCAAAGGAAATGATGGACGCATATTTAGGCGGGAAGGTAATTGAAGATGGGTCCACTGACATTGAGGAAGTCAAGGAAACAGAATAATGCATGGAATAATGCAGGGGATAGATCTTCATTTTCCGAAAGTTTTGCATTCTCACGCATTGTCAGCGTCGGAGCATGAAGCGTTTACAATACGCCCGCGGCCCAAGGTGTCGGAGTGGGTACAGCAGAATATCGTTTTGAATCGCGCATACGTGTACCCTGGCCGGCTGCGATTATTCCCCTGGCAGGTCCCCATGGTCGACGCCATTCATGACTGGCGCAGCGTTTATTATCTGTTCCCGCCGCAAATGGGTAAAAGCACCATGGCCGATTGCGTTATGTATTACGGCATGACCATAATCAGGACAAATGGAATCGTCGTTTACGATCGCAATGAAACGGTGAAGGATGTTTTTAAGGTCCGAATAAAAACCATGATCCAGGATAATGATTGTTTGCGCGGTTTATGGGATGGAGTCGAGGACAATCTTACTATGGACAATATTCTGCTGAAGTCCTCCCTCTGGCGCGTCGGCAGCGCGCAGAATCCGGCAACGCTATCGACGTTCCCGGCCGGCATGGCTATCTGTTCAGAACTCGGGAAATGGCCGACGGTTGAATATGACCCGATAGATATGATCCGGGGCCGCGGCGGCGCATACACAAAAAAGGGCGGCCAGATATTTATCGCCGAATCAACGTCGTTTGCGGTAGGCGATTATATGTATCGGGAGGTTTTTAAATCGGGAACCAAAATTGTGCAGGCGTATATGCCATGCCCGCATTGCGGGACTTACCAGGTCCTGACCGATAGCCAGATAAAAATGCGTCCTGCAATTGAAAAAGAAATTGATAAATCACCGGAAAAAATTCGCGCGATGAAATCGGACGCCGTTTATTATGAATGTCCGTTCTGTCACTGTGAAATACAGGAAAGCGCGCGCGGGGACATGGAAAAAGATATGGTCTGGGCAAAGGTTGATTATAAAAATGATGATTTCGACCAGAAAGCGGATGAAGTCCGGAAAAACGGAACGGTTGTCGAAAAGGAAAGCAGATCATATGATGCGATCTGCTTCAATGCTTCGAAATTGCTTGATCCTGCCTATCCATTCTGGGAATGCCTGGCGCGATTCTTTGAAAGCAAGAACGATCCCATTAAAATGCTCGGATATCAGACGGAAACAATGGGTCGTTACTGGAAATTGAAATCGCAGCAGCTGCATATTAATTATTTGGAAGCCCATAAGGATAAATCGTATTGTCAATACGGCGAAACGGCCAGAATTCCTGATGACGTTTTAGTTTTAACGATCGGCGTTGACTCGCAGGACAATGGGTTTTATTATGCGATTATCGGATGGATGAAGTATTTCGCCTGGCGCCTGATCCGCCACGACATGATTCACTGCCCAATGGTCGATTACAAGGACCGCTATGCGGTTTTTAAGAAAGTCGTATCTGGGATTTATACGCAACCGCCGCTGAGAAAAAACGGGATGGAAATGAGAATCCAGCACGGATTCATTGATCGCGGGGGGCACCGCCCGGAAGATGTGGATTTTATCTGCGAGCGTTTGCACTGGCTGGATCCGTATGTAGGATTGACTCAGGTCGATTACAGAAAGCCAGACCTGAGAAAAACTAACTCAGGCGACGGAGAATTTTATCTGGGACAATCTGAATTACTGAGCGATCAGGTCGGAAAACTCCTGGAAGGGGCCGACTGGTTTTTGCCCATTGATGTAGGAAGCGATTTTTTAAAGCAGGTAAATCAGCATTTTCATCTTGACAAGGTAACGAAGGACGGGAAGCGCGTCACGACATGGATTAAAGGGCCAAACGACCACTATAGAAGCTGTTTAAATCTTGCATTTGCATCTGCAAAGCTATTAAATCTTGACAAAATACTATTCCGGCCAAACGTCGATGACACCTTGATACAACGTTCAATTGCTCAAAAAGGGAACCAAAACCCTGAAGAAACGGCCGGAAATGCGCCAAAAAAGCCCGAACAAAGCGAAGTTGACATACAGAAGAAGCGTGAAATATTAAACCCAGCGCGAAGGTTCAGCCGTAGGGGCGGATATTTTTCGCGCATATGAAGGGACATCGAAATGCAGCAGAACAGACAGCCGATTCAGCAGCAGGAAAAGAAACAGTATATTTACGAAACGAAAATAGTGGACAGAATGCAGCCGAAAGAAGTTTTTGCCGATTGCCTGCAAAAAGTTTTTCAAGATTTTTCGAATAGGGGCTTTGAATATGTCGGAGAATCCTGCAATTTAGATACTCCCGTTTCCGTTTTAGTGTTCAGAAAATAGGGCCAAAATAGACGTATCTGTATTGTTATAAATTTTTTTCTTGCATTTTGGCGTGGATTATGGTACATTATGATTAAGGCGATAGAATATGTCCGATTCAAGTGATATCAAATCAAATTTAATCGATCAGTTAAAGGCTGGCGCCCAGGAAACAACTCTTGGGGACCGCACAGTCCGCAACTATGATCCCGAAGCCACTCTACGTGTCGCCGAAGAATTAGAGGGCAAGGAATCAAGTCGCGGAGCGGTTCTCAAGTATGGCTTCCAATAGAAGCAAACTTTCTCGCGATCTATCATTTCTAAAACGCGGTTTTTCCTCACTGTGGAAAAGCCGTCCTTCCGCATCTACTCGCGCCGAGAACCTCCGACAGTTAAAGCAAGCGTATTTCAAGCACGGCCTGACCGCCGGCATATCGCGTTCTACCGAAATGTATGCGCCCGGTGCCGACAACGGGCGTCTGCGCGGTGACTGGCCGACCGCTCTTAAAACCGCAACATCCATTATCAATTCTGATTTTGCATATATCTGCGCCCGCGCGGAGCTCGCAATCCGGACCGATTCGATTGCCAAGCGGGCTTTGCAGGTGCTGCGCACGTTCACGGTCGGGGCGGGCCTAAAGCCGTTTCCTGCCGTTGTGAATCCAGACGGCGAAGCAATTGAGAGCGTAAACGAAATCCTTGCCCGCGATTGGGACCGGTTCAATGATGAAGGCATGCGAACCGGCAATGAACGAATGACAATGACCCAGGCGCAAAGCCTGGAACTTGAGACGATCATCACCTACGGTTCATCCCTGATAAATACAGTCCGCTCCCGCAATGGCAGCATGCTGCCCTTTGCTTTTCAAATTGTTAAGCCCACCTGTTTGGATTTCACGAAGGATAATTATTACGGGAATTCATCCGAGGCCATGCCGGCAAGCCCAATTCTGCACGGAATAGCGCGCAATTCGTTCATGGAGCCGACGGGTTTCCATATCATTGGCGAACAGGTCCCACGATCGGCAAAAAATGTCAGTGTTCATTATTACCAGTCCGAAGCAGAACAATATCTGGGGCTATCGTGGCTCACTCATGTATTGCCGCATATTTGGGACAATCAGCAGCTTTTTCAGGACAAGATGTATCAATCGCGCGCGCTCTCGCGCATGGGCATCTGGACAAAGCGGCGCGACGCAGCGGCGTTCGACGACCTTGCAACCGAACAGGACGACGACGATTATTATGCCCCGTTCGAACAGGGGATGATGATTCGGACGCAGGAAAAACCGGAAGCGATTCAGCTTGACGACAAACTATCAGAGACATTCGGCGAACTGGTCAAACTGACTGTCATGATGATCGGTATCGGGCTCGGATTTTCTTACCAGCTTCTGAGCTCGGATCTTGAGGGCATGAATTTTTCATCCGCCCGCACAAACAAAATCGCCGATTCACGGTTTTTCCGGACTCTTTACAAATGGTTTTATAAAACCTGCTGCCAGCATCGCTGGGAAAAGTTTGTTGAATGGGAAGTTTTAGCCGGACGCCTTCCGATTTCTCTGCCGGATTTCGAAAAAAATCGCTGGTATTATACGCAATGCTTCTGGCTTCCGGAGGGTGAGGACTGGGTAGATCCTCTGAAGGACGCGAAAGCGATGGAAACCCTATACCAGATGGGTATCGTAACACTGCAGCAGCTTTGCGCGATGCGCGGAACAAATTATCTGGCAATTTTGAAGCAAAGACGGCGGGAAAAAGAACTCATTGAACAGGCGGGCCTGACGGAATTGCTTCCGAATCCAAATAAAAACCAAAATACCTCAATTATCGAAAACGGGGGCCAAAATACTGATGAACAATAGAAAAAAGCTGTTCAGCTACAACGCCGCCTCAAAATCCGCGGAACTGTTGATTTATGACGATATCGGATATGGCATTACAGCGAAGGATGTCAAACGGGAACTGGATGGATTCGGAGAAGTAAAGAACATAAAGATCAGAATCAACAGCAACGGCGGTTCCGTCACGGACGGCTTTGCAATTTACAACCTGCTGCATGAGCATTCCGCGTACAAAACCGTTCATATCGACGGCATCGCAGCATCAATGGCGTCGATTATCGCCATGGCTGGCGACCACATATCGCAGCCAAGCAACGCCTTTCTGATGATTCATAACCCGTTTGTCTATACCGTCGGCGATTCTAAACAGCTCCAAAAAGACGCGGAATTGCTTGATAAAATGAAAAAGGAGGCGATAAAGGTATACAAAACCCATGCCAAGGACAAAACCGATGAAGAAATCTCGCAGATGATGGATGATGAAATGTGGTTGACCGGAGAGGATGCGTTTCTACATGGGTTTATTGACGAATGCACTGACCCGGCAGAGCACAGTGAGGAATCTTTCAAAAATATGAATCTGCCCGAGGCTGTTTTTTGCATGTTGCTCGGGGCCAAATCAATAGAATCGATAATAAAACCTTCAACTCCACAAGGAGAAAATATTATGAGATGCAAGCATTGCGGAAAAGAAGTTGCTACCGGAATGCCATTCTGCGGGCATTGCGGAAAAAGCTTGACCGACGCCCCGGCCGCGGCGCCGGCAGCCCAGGTTCCCCCCGTTGCCCCTGCAGCGCAGGTCCCTGCCGGACAAACTCCGAGCCAGATTGCAGCCGCAGCGGATAAAGAGCGCAACGAAGCCAAAGCGGCGGAGCGCGCTCGCGTAAGCGAGATTGTCGCGCTCTCAAAAAAATTCAACCTTCCGGAAGATTTTCAGAGCTCGCTTATCAACAGCGAAAAAACTCTGGATGAATGCCGGAAAGAAATCCTCGATCGCGTTGCAAACGCGATGCCGTCGGCAATCATTCCTACCGCCGATCAGTCGGACAAATTCCGCGATATCGCTTCGAAATCGATGGCGGTGGCTGCCGGAGTCGAAAAACGGCCAGAAGTCATTGCCGAAGTGCGAAAACAGGGCTCCGAAGCCCCCGGAACAATCCAGGGCCTGATTCGTATCTGCCTTAAAAAGCAGGGCCGGATTTCCGACAACCGGATCCATTCCCTTCTGCCGGCAGATCTCGCCCAGGAAGCGTTTCACATGGCTTCGCAGGGTTCAAGCGACCTGACCGCGATTCTGGCCGACGTTGCCAACAAGTCGCTGCTCAAGGGCTTTGTCGAGGCGCCGGTGACATTCCGTACATGGTGCGGCGAAGGCGAAGTACCGGACTTCAAAACCGCGAACCTGGTCAAGATGTCGAACTTCAGCGACATTGACGACATTCCTGAAGGCATGGCGTTCAAGGACGGCCGTTTCTCGGACAAGAAAGAAACCGTATCCGTCGACACCAAGGGAAAGAAATTCTCCCTCACCCGGCAGGCAGTCATCAACGATGATTTGAACGCGTTTGCGCGCATTCCGGCCGCGATCATGAATTCGGTTGCGCGTCGTATCAATAAGGACGTTTACGATAAGTTGACTTCGAACACATTGACCGGCCCCAGGATGACGGAGGACTCGTACTATATGTTCGATGCGTCGAACCACGTCAACCTGGTCCAGACCTCCGGCGTTCCGTCCGTGTCGACCATCGGCACTGCCGAAGCGAAGTTAATGATGATGAAGCTGCCCAAGCCCGATAAAACGTCAGTCCAGCAGTACACCAATGCGCCGGCGCGCTATCTGATCACCGGAACGAATCAGCGGCTCACCGTCATGCAGCTTCTGAATACGCCGTTTGATCCCGCAAAAACCATGGCTGGCGTTTACAATCCATATACCGGTTTGATGCCAGTCAACGATGCATATCTGCAGGCCCTGCTGACTGCCGGCAGCAAAGCCAATGCATGGTATCTCGCGACCGATCCGAACGTCATTGAAACATTTGTCGTTTATTACCTGGCCGGAAACCGTACGCCGACGCTGCGAAATCAACCTTCCGGAATCGGCGAAGCCCTGGGCATTTCATGGGACATTTTCATGGATTGGGGAATCGGCGTCCCGGACTGGCGCGGCATGGTCTACAACGACGGCGCGTCATCGTAGCAGGAATTGGATGTCGTAACCGCCTCTTAACAGGGGCGGCTTTCGAAAACAGATCATTACTTAGCAACCATTTATCAAGGGGTGAAACATGAGCGTATGCGAATTGAAAGGGCAATACGAAGACCTTGAGACGATCAGGGTCGCCCATACGGCGCCGACAACCGCCTGGGCACCGGTCAAATCAGCAACCCTCGGAATCTTGATTCCGTTGACAACGCAACTCATAAGCGTTGCGAATACGTTTTACCGCGGCGGCCGATTCATGTTCTCGATCGATGACGGCGTCACGGTCGCGCAGGGCAACCCGGTTTATTACAATACCGACACTGGCAAGGTCTGTATCACTGCCCCCACTAACGGCTGGCTTATCGGTACGGCGGTCGAAGCTGGAACCGCAACAGCCGGCTATGTGCTGGTCGAAATTCTCAAATATCCGAATGCCGCCCAGATTTCACTTGAGCATTTGGATTCCGGGATCAAGCCCGCTTACATCACTGTCGCGGCCGGAACCAAAACGACCGAGGGCGGCGACGCGACCGAACTGATAACAATCAGCGAGCTCCGGAGCACGGACAAGATGACTCTGGCGCTCGAAAGCGTCGGGGCAACCCCCGTTACGGTAAGCAAGCTGAGTGTGGCCGACGGCGTCGCAACCCTCGTGTTGTCCGGCAATCCGTCAACCGATCACAAGTTTTCTTATGTCGTAAATCGGGCCGCTTCCTGATCCTCAAACGGGGGATGATAAATAATATCCCCCGTTTCTCACATTGAAGGGACAACAATGTCGGGAACAATATCTGTTTGCATGATAGTCAAAAACGAATCGGGGCGGATTCGAGACTGCATAAAAAACATAGAACCCCTGGCCGATGAAATTATTGTCTGCGATACCGGTTCCTCCGACGACACTCTCGAAACAGCAAAAGCCGCAAGCGAAAAAGTAAAGTGCTTTTCCTACCAATGGAATAACAGCTTTGCGGATGCGAGAAATTGCAGCATTTCGCATGCCGCATGCGATTGGGTGCTCTGGATTGATGCCGATGAACGGATCGACATCATGGAGCAAAAAAAAATCAGGATATGCATAGAATCGTACCCTGACGCTCCGGTCGCATTCCAGTTTTTGAACAACAATGTCGGAGCAAACAAAATCGGGGACATCATCTTTGATATGCCATTTCCGCAAATCAAGTTTTTCCGGAACAATTGCGGAATAAAATTCGAAAACAGATTGCATGAGACTGTTTTGAAAAGCTGTCAAAGGCTCAATATCCCGATTGTTGCAATGGGGATTAATGTTTTGCATTATGGCTATTTGGATAATGCAAAGCTGATTGATAAAGCCGAGCGCAATTCAAAACTTACCATAATGGAAAGCCAGAAGCTTCCCGATACAACGGAGTTTCAATCATTCCGCATTGGTAAGTATCATTGTCATTATTTGCCGAATGTCCTGTTTATTTTCGACTTCCTGTCATTAATTGGCTATTGCGACCCCTTCGAAGGCGATTATCCGAGCACAAACGAATCCAGAATCGACCAAATGTTGGCGCGCGCGGCCAAAATAATTAAAGAATATCAGGACAGGACTTCCGTCGAAAACGGCGTGGAAGATGCCGCAAAAGACCATTTTCAAGAACAAATCGACCGAATGAATAAAGTATTTGAGAGGCAAAACAAATGAGCTACACGAAAGAACAAGCGCAAGCGGAATTTAAAGCTTGCTTTCTCGATAATCCGTTTTTTTCGGAGGCCGTTTCATATACTGCTTCCGGGCAAGCGGCGAAATCAATCAAGGCCGTCATTTCCCGCAGGAATATCAAGCAGACGGGCCTGTCGAATTATGGCGGCCCGGGATCTCAGATCGCGCGCTATGATCGGGAAATTGTTATTTCGACGGACGCGACCGATGGAATCGCCGCGGTTACCGAAAAGGGTGATAAGGTTGGAATACCATTAGATATTGGCGATGCCGCAAATGTTGTGTTTCATGTTGCGGCAATTATCCGGCAGGACCTTGCAACCTGGCGCCTGGGGCTTTCCAGATGATCGAATTCAAATGCGATGTATTCGGGGCAACCGAAACCAGTGCAATGCTGCATGCCTTTCCTGGGCGAATCCGGGATACCGTACGCCATTGGATGGCGACCGAACAAATAGCATTCGTCGGAAGCCGAGCAAAAACCGGTGCATGGTATGAGCATCTGAAAGAAAAGCAGCGACACGGCCGAGAAGGATCCTGGCGCCCGGCAATCGGAAAAATGTTCAAGGGATATATAGAAAATTCGGAAAGCATTGCAATGTCTTTGCATATGGGGGATTTTGCAAAGGGCAAGGGGTTCAAGCAAGCAATCGGGGAAATGCAGGAAGGATTCACGGTTGATTCTCCGAAATGGATGCCGATTCCGATTTATGCGAACTTACGATATGCAAACCTGATCTATCGAGGAGGAAAGAAGCGAGGATTATTTCACGAGCTGCAATCCGCCGGAAAGCTGATTATGATTTCACATCGCGGCATGGTTTACTGGACCACGAAAGAGCTCGCTCCGTTGCCGCTGTGGGTCGGCACTAAGAGCGTCCGTATCCCAAAGCAAATAGATTTTTATGAGCAATGGAGAAGGCGAGAATCCGGCGCAGTCCGCAGATTGGAAAAGATGATCGACCGGACCTGTGACCAGATAAACCGGGAAGCTGATAAGGTTCTCTCATAATCTGGAATTCTGTTATGGACTGCAATTTTAAGCTAAAGAAATTTGACAAATACGAGACTGCTTTTCTCGCTTATAATGTCGATGAACTTATGCGAAATCTTAGTTTATCGCAAACCTTTGAACGCTCGCAGAAAATCGCTGGACATCGCGCGGCGATTATGGTCATTTATAACGGTGATTTTGCGAAATATCAACGGCAGGCGCGCAATGAGATCAATGCATTGATGCGCGACAAATAGACGGGCGGAATTATGCAAAAATCGGGAGGACTCCATGAACATAAATAGCATGTGGAAAGAACTCCGGCCGTGCTGTATCGTCGGAACAACATCTTTTTCTGTACTCGGAACAATTATCCGCTGGCGAGAAGCTGGCATCGGAAAAGTTTTTTCTCCTCATGTCGCTTCCCATATTGCCGTTATCCGAAGCGTCGGGGTCGGACAGGTGACCGGATATGAAATGACGGTCCCCCATATCCGAAAGGTTGAATGGGGCATGTACGACCATGGATTATCAGGAAACCATATCGTTTTTGTTGCCATGCCCGCGCTATCCATCGCCGGGCAACGGGACGCAATGCGGTTTCTGGACGCGGAACACGCGCGCAAGCGGCCATATGATAAGAAAAGTTTATTTGAGGCGATAGGCATCGGCAACGATGATCCGAAGAAATCAAATTGCGCGGAACTTGGGCGCGATACGCTGAGAAACGCCGGGTATTATTATCCGCTGGAATGGGACCGGGGCGTCGAACCATGGGAAATGCAGCGGCATTTCGAGGCGACCAAAGAAATAATCTGGCGATCATATAAAAAATTCTGGGGTTGAGAATGTCACCGCGTGAAAAGTTCATCGAATTTTTAAAGCTGCAGATCGGGAAACCGTATCTCTGGAATTCCAACGGGCCGGGGACTTATGATTGTTCGGGCCTAATTTGCGCGGCCATGCGAGCGGCCGGCCTGCAAATCGGCGACCATTGCGTAATGGATTTGCATAGCATGTTTATGGATAAGTCAGTATCGAAATATACCCGCCCCGGTCAGTTGTTTTTTTATCACTCACCGGCATCGCATGTGATGGCTGCCGTTGAATATTGGGGCGATTACCGAGGAACATTGATCGGCGCACGCGGCGGATGGAAACTAACCAGCGATTTGCAGCGCGCGTGGGATGCGGTTGCATTTGTCGATTGCGTCCGCTCGAATTATTGGGAAAACGTGCTATCTGCGATTGTTGATCCGTGGGAGGATTAATATATGAAACTGCTGCTTTCAATGTTAATGTCCGATGACGGAAAAAATCTTTCGTCCATGCGTTTCGTTATGGTGTTCATAGCGATTCTGTCAACTCTTGCTATGTTTGGTGCATGGTGCTATCTGTGCGTAGCAACAAGACAACTGATCGACATCCCGCAGGGCGTATGGCTTCTGTACGCGGGTGCAAACGCTTTGACCTTTGGCGCAAAGGTAACGCAAAGCAGCATTGCGGAAAAGCCGACTGACGATGCGAGTACTCAACCAGCAAAATAGAAAAACATCAATGGAACACGATCACCCAATGCGCAGAAAAAACGACGGCGGCATTCCCGTATGGGCCAAGCGGTGGATATGGATTGCCGGGCTGGTGTCCGGGAGCTATGCGGCCATTGCCTGCATCAATCCGATATACGGCCTAGTTTACAAGCTGCAATATCGGGACAAGGTTGATCAGCAGATCGATGCGAAATTGGTCCCGCATTGCGAGGGGCAAAAGCGGCATGACGCGGAAATTTTGAAACGGCTGGATGATACGAGAGATCAGCTAACATGCTTGCGCGAGGAAATGCGGGTGAATAACGCGGAGCAAAAAGCCATGCTGAAAATACTGCTTAGAAAGGCCGATTAATGAAAAATCTAATCCTTGTCCTGCTTCTCGCCGTCTCTGGCTACTCGCAGAAAGCGGCATCCCTCGCGGTGGCGATTGACAGCACAATAGCCGTTCCGGTCATTAGCAAGACTCCATCGGTCGCCGTGAAATCTCCTGCGTATATAGATACCGTCATATGGAGCGGCACGAAGAAATACATCCCGGAGCCGGAGAAAATAACGCGGCAACAAAAGGATATCATACTGCCAACGTACCTGAGCAGCAAGGACACGGTAGAAATCTTGATCCGGGATCATCATGTGAAAGTCGATACGATGTTGCAGGAATATATCCGCGTAACGTTCGCGCCGATTGACTCAGCAAACGCGGTGAAGCTGCGGATATTTTATCAGCTTGGGGATTTTACAGTCCGGTCACGCGACTCAACGGGAGTTTTGAAGTGAACCGAATTTTCCTTATACTGCTCCTGCTGTGCGCGGGGGCGTGGGGTGCGACCTGCACGTACACGTATGGCGGCGTCAATCACTTGTATTCTACCGCTGGCAATTGGGACACTCCGCCAACATCATCGGATAGCGCCGTTTTAGGAAATGGAAAATGTTCACTCGATGTTGACGTTTCTGTAAAATCGCTTTATTGCGGTGGTTCGGATTCGTTGTATACTGTCAAGCATACGATAACCGTCGCCAATTTTCTACGCTGGGCATCAACGGGCCGCTTTAATCCTGACACCACAGTAACCGTAACCGGC